TACCCAATGTTTTTATATAATCAATTACTTCTTGACTTGCATTAGAGAAAAAGACATCCATAAAGTATTTATAAAAAAAGAACCACTCTTGCGAGTGGTCTTTTTAATTTTGTTTAATCAAAGATTAGACAGTCTTGTCAACATCTTCCTTAGATGCTACTGTACGGAAAGAAGCTACGTCAATTCCCTGAGGAACTTTTTCAATATCTTCAATCTTGTAGTATGCATCTGTTGGAGCTTCGAATACCTTTTCTGAAACTGCGGAAGTTGCAGAGAATGGCTGTCCGAAAGATACTGCTGTTGCGTAATCTGGTGAGAACAATGCAGAACCGTCAGTATCACCTGATAGAGTTTCTACACCCTTGAAATCACCTGGATTCCAACCTGACTGTGGTGTGTTAACAGTACGCTTATTATAACCTTCTGGGTCCTTAATATCGTATGCTAACTTGGTGTAAATACCATCACGCCATGTTGTCTTACCATCTTTTTCTGTAACTACGTACTTCAAATCTTGTTCGTAGTCATTTCCCATTCCGTATAGACCTGGATTCTGTAATGTTTTGTAAGCCATTATATATTTCCTCCTACTAAAAAATTACCATACTAGATCTGTAGACATGCCGTCTGAGAATAGACCATTGAACTTCAATAGACGATAGTAGTTTTCAGCACCCAACATATTTGTTGCGAATCCATAACGAGACATAATACCAACACGTGGTGAGAAGTCGTTTGGATCAACTGCCTGGTTGATAACACCAGTTACGTATGGGCAGAATACTACACCAGCATCAGACAATGAAGAACCCTTATATGCTAATAGAACTTCACCGTTATCAGTTGTACCATCTTCAGATACAGCGTACTGATCACAGTATACCTTGATTGAATTGTTTAGAGTACCGATTTCTGGAGTGACTAGAGAACCGTTAACGTCGTGCTGAATCTTGTTGAAGAATGGAGCAGCTGACTGTAGAACTGTAGCCATATCTGGAGAAACTACTGCGATGTTTGCAGCGCCTCTACGAGTAGCGGTACGAATATCGTTTGCAGCCTTTTGGATCTGTGTAACGATGTTTGAATATCTTTCTTGAGACCAACGTCCGATGATACCATCGTAATTAGACTTATAATCTTCACCAGAAGCCTTATTGTAAATCTTTGGTGTACATAGAGACTTACAACGACCGATTGTTTCACGGTCCATTTCTGCGGTCATTTCTGCCTGAAGAACGTTAATCATTTCAGACATCATTTCAATACCCTGCATTGCCTTAATATCAGCTGCAGATTCTAGAGAGAATGATGCTGCTAGTTTACGTGTCTTAGCAACGATAGACTGTCTTGACAACATTAGGCCTAGTTCTGGCATCTTACGATCGCCCTGCTTGGTGATTCCCCAACCTTCACCGGTCTGAGTATCAACACCAGTACCTGCATCGTATGCTCCATCAGTGTTCTGTGTAGAACCTGTGAAACCAGAGAAACGAGGAACTGCCTTCCATGCTGCTTCAACTAATTCTGTTGGATCGTTTGTCTTATAAATGTAACGTAGTGCGAATGCCAAACCAACTGGACCATTCAATGGCTGAACACCAACCAATACGTTAGCGAATAATTGTGGGAATACTCTACGTACTAGTGCCATAGAAATAGGTGCAAAAACACCCTTTGCGTCACCACCGTGTGGAATACCCTGGTCTAGACCAAGAGGTGCACCAACACCCTGTGTGAAATCTTCAGTTAGAAGATTTTCAGAAAGGTTGCCCTTATTCTGGTTTTCTAGTAGACGAGCAGTGTTCATACGAACATTATAATCTTTAATTGAAGAAACAGACAAAGAACCTGGTGCCTTTGACCATTTATCCAATAATGATGCTTGTGCTTGACTAATTTTCATTTGTTTATCTCCTATAAATAAATTATTTTTTTAATTTACTTATTATATTTATATAATTAACCAATTATTTTTTGCAAAACTACTCATCGTCGCAATAACGAGCGCTTCTTAGCAAGTCTTCTTCGTTTCTTGATAATGGGCGTGGACGTTTGTAGCCTTCGTTAATGTTTTCTGTTTTGTCTTCGACGAATGCTGACTGACGTTTTGCGCGTTGAGCACGTTCAAACAAGCGTTGACGGTCTTCACGTAGTGCACGGATTTGGTCTGCTTCTTCATCTAGCATTTCAATACAATTGTCGATGTCTTTCTTTGTTTCAGAAAAAGTCTTGTTTTCAAATAGACGATTGACTTTTGCTTTCTGACGTGGAGTCATTCCTTCAGTCTTTTCAGCAATCAATGCCTTCTTTGAATTAACTTCAGCAACTTCGGCTAAACGAAGATTTTCAGACAATTGCTTCTTCAATGATTTTTGAAGTTCTGCATTTTCTGCCTTCATTTCACGAATCTTCTTAGCACCGGTTAAGTCAAGTGGAATATACTGTTCTTCAAACAATGACTTAACGCCATCGATGATAGGTGCATACATTTCACTCATAGCTGTCTTCTGAATCAATTTTGGACCAATCTTTTCCTTGATATTAAATTCTAGATACTTGTCGATACCAGTAATAACTTTGTTTTCGATAGCCTTTAATTCTTCACCGTATTTTTCTCTGAACTTTTCTTCTAGTTGGTTGAATACGAATGCTTCTGAAGCTTCATCAAGAGATTTTGCGTATGCCTGAACCTTTTCGTTTGCTTCTTTTTCATACTGGTCTTTGATCTTCTGACAGTATAATTTAGCCATTTCTTCAGTTTCAGCGGTAATCTTTTGTTTAGCTTCTGCGATCTGTTTCTTACACCAATCTGCAGATTTTTCGGCTAGAACTCTTGCTTCTTTATCTGAGTTAATCTTTACTTTAGCTTCAACTGCTTCATCGAATGACTTCTTAATATCATTCAAGTCTTCAGCTTGAACTCCTAAAGTAGCTAGTTTTTCAAGAATTTTATCCATTTTTGATTCCTCCAAATTTAGAAAATAATTTTATTTTTATTTTCATATCTTATTTATGACTATTATAGAGCCGAATTTTGCATAAAAAAAGCTCATTGGTTTTCGCGTCCAATGAGCCCGAGAATAGCATTTTCTCTTTAGCAATTTAGCAATTTAGCTATATATTTATAACTTTCGTTTTGTCACTTTTTGCAATTAGTTTTCAGTTGGGACTACTTCGAATGATGAATAAGAGAATGTGACTGAACGTTGAATCTTACCATCATCTTCCATACCCAAGTCTACTGAAGATACAGTCTTTGGCCATACTCTATATAGACGCCATTCAACTGGTAGTTTTCTCTTCAAAGTAGAATCGAACAAAACAATCTTCATAGTACCACAGTAATCTTTAGCATAATTACTCATAGCACCACCAGTCAAGTTTCCGTTTGCTACGTCAATATCATCACGGAAGCCATGATTAAAGATTAAGTTCTGCCAATGATGGAAAGCTGTAGATACCCATAGGTCTTGGAATTCATCGAAGTTGACAGTGACGTCACCTGCAACGTTTGCCTTACCTGGATAAATTAGCTTTGAACCCATATATTCAGTAGTCATATCAGTAAATTCCTTCTGAGGAATTGTGACTGTCTTTGCTCTGAACATGAATGGCTGTTGTCCAACCATATCTTGTAATTGCTGTGATTCGAATTCGATTACAACCTGGAATAGATACTTCTTTGCTAAGTCAGGAAGGTTAGCAATTTCGGTTGTAAATACGCTCATATTATTTTCTACTGGCATTTATAACTCTCCTTATTGATGTAGAACAATAGTTGGTGCAACCTGTGGCTGACCTGTTGGATCTTCCAATTTAGCGTCACCGATATGTGTATCTGTTGCAACTTGTAATGGTGCGTTTAATGTGTGAGTGTGACCATCACCTGCTGGCCATACTTTACCGTCTACAATTTGGTGAACGTGACCACCGACACTTGCTTGACCTTGACAATCTGGAGCGGCAATAGCATCACTAGTATAACCATAGCCAAATTCATTCCAGATAATATAATCGTGTCTATGAGGTCCCATCCAATTAGAACCTGAGAATACGTCAGTATATCCTAACTGAGATGTATTCTCATTTAGGGTAGCCTTTTCGCATTCATTTTTCATGTATTCTGCTAAATTCATTCATTACCTCTTAGTCAAGAAAAGAATGAGATTCCAAGAAATTATTTAGCAATTCTTCATTTGTTTCTGATAAGTATGCAATAATTTCTTTAGCAAAATCATCACCGTTAATTTCTCCAGCATCGATAGCGTTAATGACAGTTGTTGCCATGTCTAAAGATTCTGCATCGTCATCGAAATCATCGATGCCTTCTAGAATAACATCGTAGCCAGCGTCATTTAAAACTTTCTTTGCTTCATCAATTTCTTGCATTGTTTCGCTGAAATTCTTCATAATTTTATACTCCTATATTCTATTTATATAGTTATTAGAAACCTAAATCGTCTCCACCTTCATTTTCTTGGTCACCACCTTCTTCCTTAGCGGCATCTGCTTTCTTCTTCATTTCTTCAATTTCTCTATCAAGCATAGCCTTATTTAATAGCATTTCTTCAGTAGATAGACCTAACATCTTTTCCATAAAGAACTGTCTTGAGAATAGTGGGCCTAATTCTTCTGCATCTGGCTTGATATTAGTTGGAGTTGGTAGGAACTGAGATAGAGTACCAATTGTAGCACCTCTCTTTTCAGCCAAAGCCAAATCTCTCATTCTATCAAAGTCAGTTGCTGGACACAAGTCAATATCATAAATTGCTTTATCCAAGAATTTTTCAGGATAATTTCTAACCTTTAGATGGACTAAGAATACTTGTAGAATAATATCAGCAAATCTCTTTCTTAATCTTCTATTCAATTTTTGGAATGCAGCTTCTTCAGAAGGTAAACCATCTACACCTTGAACGTATTGTTTACCAGAAATTTCATCAGCTTTCCATCTGTCTTGTGGAATTTGTAGAGCATCCATAACCATCTTCTGGAACATATAAAGGTCTTCAATTTGACCATTAAATGTTGCACCACCAGTATAAGTATCAATAGTAGTACCATTTCCAGAGTCATCCTTAGGGAAGAAGAAATCTTCTGTCATAGCGGCTACATTCTTATTTGAAATAATCATACCAGTATTTGGGTCGATGTTCAAATTCTTTCTATATTTGTTTGTGACTTCTTGAACGAATGCTGCAGCTTTTTCAGGTGGCATACGTCCACAATAAATATTGAACAATCTCTTTTCAGTTGCACGAGTAATACGGTAAACTGTCAAAGCATCTTCAATATTTCTTAATTGGTTCAATGGACGAATAGCTGACTCTAAGTGTCCTCTAACGTCATTTCTGTTTGCCCAAGTTCTACCATAGTTTACGTATGCAATCTGTTCAGGTAAGAAACGTTGAACTTCTGGATTTGAATCTCCAGCTTGTTTTAGATAGTTAATATCTTCAATATAACCTCTAATTAAATCAGAGTCTTTATCATAAATGTTAATCATACAATAAGGTGGAAGAGTATTGATACCTACTACCTTATCTCCTTTATCAGAAAGACAAATTTCCCAATAAAGCTCTGCGTCTGTCAACCATTTCTTATAGTAGTCCCATAATTGTTCTTTACCAATTACACAGTCTACAATATAATTAAATTCTGTCTTTAATGAATTGAATTCATAATCAGTGAAGTTTGCCTTATGATTTTCATTCAATTCGAATTTAGCAACTTTACCATCAGCATTAAAACAAACTGCTTCATCTGTCATAACTGTTAGTGCTTTTTGAACAAGTGGATATAGAGCCATATTTCTATACCACATAATTTTTTGATATTTGTTAGTGAATACTGTATCAAAAATTACATTACTTTGTTCATAAGGTTCACCTGGGTCTACATAACCATCGGTATAACCATTAACTAAAGCACCCCAGTCGATTTGGTCTTCACCATAACCTACTGAGTTTCTAGCAGTTTCTGTTTTTCTAACAATAGAATGTTCAGGTCCTCTTTGAAGGAACTTGTCTGAGAATGGGTTTAAGAAATTTAAATTCATATTAGTTGCCTCTTATTTTGTTAAGTTTTTATTATCCATATAGATATTTATACGCATAAATAAGATAGAGTAGGTATACAACATGAACTATACAAATATAACATTTGAATCATTATTAGAAGATTTTAAAAATAGATTAGCATCTGATCCAAGATTTGCTAATATCAGTTCTGCATCTATCTATCAGATGTTTATGGAAATGATATGTGCATGTATGGATATGACTAACTATTATATGCAGAGAACTGCAGAAGAGTCTTATATTGACACTGCACGTCTAGATAGTTCTTTAATCAAGTTAGGAAAGAATTTGGGATATAACCCAAGAAGAAGAGTACCAGCTAAGTGTAATCTTCAAATTCAGCTTAAAGGACCTCTTCCACAGGCAACACAGCCTGGTGATACAGTAGTCTTTAATCAAGATGTTGTCGATTTAGTATTCCAAGGACGTCACTTTATATTAGACTCTTCATATTCATATACTTTCAGTTCTGAAGATATGGAAGGTAAAAACAGTACATCTTGGAAGAAGACACTAGAATTAGCTTGTCCTTCTCAGTATGTACATTATATGCCTCTACAGGGTAAGAGTTTATATAACGCTGCAAACCTAGTTCCTATATCATGTTTCCAAGGCGTAAAAGTTGTTAAGGAAATTTTGGGTAATGCAAACCTTGGAAAGCTAGGTAAGATTGCACAGTATTATGATATTGATGATATTACATTCTCTAACTGGTATGGTAAGAGAGATCCTTATGCATTCTATAAGGGCAATTATGCACCACGTCTAAGTTGGACTAAGGTTGGTATCGGTGAAAACCAAGATGAAGCTTTAGATGATAAGCATGTATTCGATATTGAAGATACATCAATTTATCTAAACGAACATCTACAACAGTTAGAAAATATACCTGCATCTCCATTAAAAATTTGTCAGATTGAAACTAACTATGATAAGACTGTAAGAGTTAGATTTGGTAATGACAACTATATGGTATGTCCAGGTTTGACAAAGAAGAATCAGAATTTGTATGTACAGTATTTGCAGACTGATGGTAAGGAAGCTAATCAGACTGGTACAGCTGGTGCACAAATGACAAATAATAATTCATTCTATCTACAACATAAGGGTGAAATTATTGATATTACAAATAACATTACTTTTATTATTGCAACAGATATTTATCAGGGTGAAGAGTTCGAATCTCAAGATAGTATTAGAATTAATGCTCCAGCATATTTCTCATCTAGAAATAAGTTAGTCACAAAAGGAGACTTCATTTCTTACTTCCGTGGTTTATCTACTCCTATCAATGTTCAAACAGCATTGGTATTTGGTCAGCAAGAAATTGAAGATTTTGATAACAAGCTTTATAAGTATGTTCAGAATTATGTGTTCTACTCTTTAATCGGTCACATGTATGCAAAACAAGGTGGTAATTATTATCCACGAAATGTATTGACTGATAAGGATGATGTTGATGATCCATTCTCATTATATTCTGATGAGTATTTGGATCATATTGCAGATTACGTCAAAATGATTAAATCATTTGATGGATATTATAATCAGCAATATAATGATACTCCACAAGAACAGTGGTTGAAGAACATTAAGATTATTAGAGATAATTGTCAGGATAGAATGGAAATCAATAGTAGAATTCTATCAATTCCTCCTATGGTTCAGTATTTCGATTTAGTTGGTAGAGCTAAGGTTAAATCAAATACAAAACTTCAGGAATATA